CTTCTTGAACTTGGCTACATTGCCGGGGCCAAGCTGAAAGCACATCTCTATGATGATTTCCTTCGCCGTCTTGTCTATGACACATTCCTTACACAGTTTTGACGCAGAATTCTCCGCCTTGTGGAAATCCTGTTCAAAGATTCTGTCAAGTTGGGGAACGGTGTATTTCCTGCCGTCCTCCCAGTGGTCTTCCACGCAGAGGTGGCCGTATCCCACGGTTCTCTTGCCGAGCGTATCCCTGTAAACGGTGTCCCTAAATCCCTCGTGATGCTTAATTCGATTCATAAGTGATTCCATCTACCAGTAACTTCCTTTCGGGCCTGTGTTTTCATCGAATGGTGCGTCCTGCGGATGACTGACCATCCATCCCTTTCTCAGTCTTATCAGAGCCTGCGTAGTCGAGTCAACCAAATCATCGTTCTTGGTGTTGGGGAATCCCGCACACTGCGAGACCACCGCCTCCGTTTCATCGGTGTCGGGTGCCCAGATTCTGCCGCTTTCAAAAAGGGGTGCGACCGAGTGCACCCGTGCCAGCTTATCCATCCTTCGTGGATTGAATGGCGTGATGGGCAGTCCCGTTCGCATTAGTTCCTGCACAAGGGACAGTCCGCTCGCCTTCGCCTCCACCAGAACCAAGTCTGGCTGATGTTCGTTGTAGAGATGAACCGCCGTGTTCTTCAATTCGGGGAACGTCAGCCTCTCACGATACGAGTTAAGCAGGATGAGATTGTATCCCCCCTCGCCGTTAAAGACGCCCCATGTGGTGCACGCCGAGTAATCCGATGTCTCGGACACCGTGTAGGCCGTGTCCCACGATTGTATCTTGTATTCTATGTTCGGCAGGTCTTCCTTCTTCCACGTCTTCCACCACCATCTCTTGATGACGTTGCCCTCCTCAATGGACGGCGTCTGGTTGTAGAGTGACGTCCACTCCCGTGTGCCGATGGTCTTCTTGATTTCTTCGAGTCTTTCTATGGGGTAGGACTCCTTCCATAATGGGTCGCCCTTCCTCAATCCAAGCATTTCGGCGGCGGTTTCATTCAGAATGGCGGGGAACTCAACAATGTCCCAGCCTTCGTGTCCCGTCTCCTTCAGTATCCATCCCGCCAAGTCATCCTCGTGCCATCGTGTCTGGATGAGAATAACCGAGCCGTTGGGCATCAGTCGTGTGTACGCTGTCGCCCTGTACCAGTCGAGAAGGTTCTTCCGCATCGCCTGCGAGTCCGCCTCCTCACGCCCCTTCACGGGGTCGTCTATGAGCAGGAGGTGTGCCCCTCTGCCCGTGATGGCCGAGCCCGCACCAACGGCGTAGTAAACGCCCCCCATGCTCGTGTGGAAACGCCTCACGCTCGCCGAGTCGGTGGAGAGCTTGGCGTTGGGAAACAAGTCCAAGTAGTACTTGTCCTGCAGTTGGTTCCTCACCTTGCGTCCGAAGTCGTCCGCCAAGTCCTGTGCGTATGTGGAACAAATGATGAACTTATCGGGGTTCCTGCCCAGAAACCATGCGGGAAAAAACTCCGAAGTCAGAATCGACTTTCCGTGCCTCGGTGGCATGAATATGGCGAGTCTCCGTATGTCGCCCCTCTCAACCGCCTCCAGCTTCTCCGCTAGGAGCCTGATGTGCGGCGGGGTCTTGTAGCCCTCCATCTGCAATTGAGCGTAGCTCAGAAGCGAGTCCCTCGCCTCCGAGCATTTCTCAATCTCCTTAACTTGCAATACCAGTTGCTGCAACTTGGCGATTTTCGCCTCGGTGCTCTCCGGTATGTGCATTTAATTTATTTTTATCTTCTTCGGCTTCAACTCTTCGGGAAGGTTCCTCTTCAATTCGAGCTTGAGGATGCCGTCCTCAAATCCCGCCTTGTCGACCTCCATGTATGTACTCATTCTCCGAGGCGTCCCTTTTTCCCTCCACGACAAGCGTGTTGTTGTCGAGCGACACGTCCAAGTCCCTCCTGCGAAATCCCGCTACGGCGATTTCCAGTATGTACCTGTCATCCGCCTTCCTGCGAATGTTGTAGGGTGGATAGGTCTCCCTGTAGTTGTAGTCGATGCTGTCAAAAAAATCATCGAATCCGACCACCATCTGCCTGAATAGGCTTGGGGTCAGGCTGCTAATTAAGTTCATAAATACCTCCTATGATTAGCAAGGTTACTCCCCCCCTTTATGGGCGGGGAAACTTATTTAAAATATCATGATTAAAATTATAATTACAAGTGTGGCGTAAAATATAGTCTTCAACATTTCCGCCTCCCGTAAAGAAAAGGGGCATCTTTCAATGCCCCTTATCGTTTAATTTTTTCTAAAAGACTGGCATCACATCGCCAGTCATCAAAGTCAAGGCCGTCTTATGCCAGCCGTGACATAATTTTTATACACCCCCGTGCCTGTTGTTGTCAACAAG